CACCGGCGAGGCCGGACCCGAGATCGTCAGCGGCGGACGGTCCGGCGTCACCGTCACGCCGATGCGAGAGTCCGGCGGCGTGACGCAGGTCTTCAACATCACCGCCCCCGATCCGAACGCCTTCCGCTATTCGCAGCGTCAGATCGCGCGCCGCGCAAAGGCGGCCCTGGGGACCATGTAACCGATGACGGCGTTTCTGGACGAATACCTGCCTGCCTCGGTCTGGGGCTATCCCTGCCTGTCCAGCCCGCGATGGTCCACGACCATCTCACGGTCGGACAGTGGCGCGGAACAGCGCAATCAGAACCGCATGCACCCGCTGCACACCTACCGCCTGCCGGACGCGATCCGCGAGCATGAGGTGATGGAAGATGTGCGCGCCCATTGGATGGTGATGCGCGGGCCGCTGACCGCCTTTCCCTTCCGCGACCCGCTGGATTTCGCGTCGCGTGCGCTGCCAGCGGCCAACACGGCCCCGGTGGTGACGGCCACGGATCAGCAGATCGGCATCGGCAACGGCGCGCGGACCACGTTTCAACTGACCAAGCGCTACAGCCGCGGGTCGGCGTTCTATGTGCGGCCCATCCGGCTGCCGGTCGTGTCCAGTGTCGTGGTCGCGCTGAACGGCGTCGCGCAGCCCGGCGGCTGGACGGTGCAGCGCATCGGCGGCGCGCTGACCTTCACCACTGCGCCCGCCGCAGGGCAGATCGTGACGGCGGGTTTCCTGTTCGACGTGCCGGTCAGGTTTTCGTCGGACGACGATTTCGACGGGATCGTGCAAAGCTGGCAGACGTCCGGCTATGCCGATCTGACGCTTTCCGAAACCACACTTTGCGGGGTGAACTGATGGCGATCATCAAGGTCGATCCGAACGATCTGTTCGGCAGCACGCCCAACGGCGGGCGGGATGCGGCCATTCGTGGGGCATGGCTTGAGGCGTCGGTGAGCACAGGCACAGCGGATGTCAGCTCTGCGACGGCGCCGTTCATCCAGAACAGCATCGTGCGGACCGGCGGCTGGGCCTGGCGGTTTCCGTCGCCGGGCAGCAGCGGTCCGTCCCATATTCCGCGCCTGCGGATGGGTCTGGGGTCGCCGCGAACCGAGGTCGGGGCAAGTTTCGGCCTGAACTTCCAGGTGATTCCGCAGTTGGCCAATCACTGGGGATTTTCGCTGCGCGATACCGGCAACACGGCGATCCTGACCTTTATCGTGCAGACGGACGGATCGATCCAGGTGAAGCGCGGGGGTGCGACGGGCACCCTGCTGGGGACCACCAGCGCACAGATCCCGCAGAATTCCTGGCAGCACATTGAATTCTACGCCACCCGCAGCGCGACGGTCGGCGCGGTCGAGATCCGTTTCAACAACAACGTGGTGCTGAACCTGACGGGTCAGAACACCGGTGCGACGGACTGGTCCGTGCTGTATTTCGGCTGCCAACAAGGAATTAGCGGCCAAATTCATGCCGGGGTCTGCCTTGACGACCTGATCGTATGGGACAAGACCGGGGCCGAGTTCAACGATTTTCCCGGGCCGGTCGGCGTCTACTGTCTGCAACCGAACGGCGATACGGTGACGGCAGACTGGTCGGTGGTCGGCGCGGCAACGGGTAGCGCCGCCTTGTCCGAGGTCGGCCCGGACGATGATACCAGCTATATCCTGAGCGGCGGAACTGGCGACATTTCCGATTTCGATGTAGCCGACTTGCCATCCGGCATCGGCCTGGTGCGCGCCGTGCTGCCGGTGGCGCTGATGCGGTCGCCAGAGGCGGCACAGGTTCGCGTGGACGTGGTTTCCGGTGCCAGTGTCGCGCAAGGCACGGCACGATCGCTGCCGGTGACCTACGATTATTCGCAGGATGCGATCTATCTGGACCCTGCCACCGGGGCACCATGGACGCGGGCTGGCGTCAATGCCGCCCGTCTGCGGTTCCGGCAGCTTTGATCCATGACCACGCCGCGCGCCACGCAGGGCGCCATTCTGGCAGTCGGTCGCGGTCAGGCTGCGGCACGGACCACACAAGGGGCATTGCTGGCTATCGTGCCACCGGCGCCTACGTCGCGGGCGACGCAGGCTGCGCTGCTGGCCATTGCCCAGCCCGTGCCAGTGGCGCGGGCGTCGCAGGCTGCCATTGTGGTTGTCGCCAACCAGCCTGTGCCCTGTGTCACCCGCTGGGCGCAGTGCTGGATCATCCGGCGCGAGGACGGATTGGTGCAAGGGTTCACCACGTTGGACAGTCCGCTGACGGTGGACGGGGTGATCTGCACGCCATGCAACAGTTTTACCTCCGGGGCGGTCGAGCTGGCGGCGCAGATCGGATCGGTCGGCAACCAGGAGGTCAGCGGCCTGATCGACAGCGACGCCATCAGCGCAGAGGATCTGCATCAGGGCCGCTACGACAACGCAAGGGTGGACCTGTGGCTGGTGCCGTGGACGCCGGACCCGAGCGAACCGTGGCTGGCGGTGAACGATACAGTTGCGTTGCCGCGCCGGTTGGCCGCTGGCCGCATGGGGCAGGTGCAGATCAGCGACGAAGGATTCAAGGCCGAGATCCTGACCGACGGCGCCGCCCTGGCGCAGACCGCGCTGGTCTCGACCTATGAGCCCGGGTGCCGCTGGACGCAGTATGACGCGCGCTGCGGTCTGAACCGCGCCGTGCTGGAGGTCACAGGATCGGTGACCGGTCTGGCAGGACTGTCGGTCTACAACCGTGCTGCGTTCCGCGTCTTCTTCGACAGCGCGCGGCCGGAAGCGGATGGCGTGTTCGACGGGGCGACGATGGAATGGCTGACCGGTCTGAACGCAGGCCTGCGGTCCGAGGTCAAGACCTGGGAAGGCAAGCGGTTCACGCTGTGGGACGCCCTGCCGAAACCGATTGCCGCGGGCGACAGCTATCGTGTTGCGCCCGCCTGCGGCAATACGCCAGCCGGTTGCAAGGCGCTTGGCAACTATCGCCGATATGGAGGTTTCCCGGATGTGCCCGGCAACGACGAAATCACGAAGACGCCGAATTTCCGGGGCTGATGTGGTGGCCGAGGCGCGGCGCTGGGTCGGCACGCCCTACCGGCATCAGGCGTCGGTGCCGGGCGTCGGCTGCGACTGCATCGGTCTGGTGCGCGGCGTGGCCGAGGGCCTGGGCATCATGCCGGTGGACGACTGGACGGCCATCGGGGCCTATTCCCGGGTGCCGAACCCGTCGCGGATGGGTGCTCAGATGCAGCGCTGGCTGCGATCGGTGAAGCAGCCGCAACAGGGAGACATCGCATGGATCGAATGGCGCGAAGGGATGCCGATGCACCTGGCGATTCTGGCCGATGGCCCGGATGGGCCTATGCTGATCCATTCCTATGAAACGGTGGGCCGTGTGGTCGAACATTCCTTCAGCGGCGAGTGGCCGGCGCGCGTTCGGTCCTGGTGGCGTATTCCGGCAGTGAAGGGCGGAAGCTGATGGCCGCTATTGCACTGGGTTTTCTGGGCAGCGCGGTGGGCGGTGCCATCGGTGGCAGTATCCTCGGCATAAGTGCCGCGACCATCGGCGGCTATATCGGTTCGACGCTTGGCGGGTTCATCGATCAGGCGATCTTCGGCCAGACGGTCGAAGGCCCGCGGATGAACGACCTGACGGTCACGGCATCGACCTACGGCAACGCGATCCCGCTGGCCTATGGGCCGAACGTGCGCATGGCGGGCAACATCGTCTGGTCGTCGGGCCTAATCGAAACCAGCAAGAAGCGGCGTCGCGGCGGCAAAGGGTCGCCCGGCGTGTCCACCCGGGAATATTCCTACCACGTCCATCTTGCCGTCGCGCTGTGCGAGGGCGAGGCGCGGCGCATCAAGAGGATCTGGGCCAACGGCAAGATCCTGTTTCAGGACAACGGGTCCGGCACTGACATTCTGCCGCCGGGTCCCCCTGCCCCGTCGGTCGGGCTGGGGTGGTTGCGCGGTGGAAATGGCATGCAGCAGGCCGCCGCGATCCGGTTCTATCGCGGCACATTCGACCAGCAGCCCGACACGCTGATCGAATCCTACCTGGGGGCAGGCAATGCCCCGGCCTTCGTTGGCACGGCCTATGTGGTGATCGAGCGGCTGGAACTGGCGGATTTCGGAAACCGCATCCCGAACCTGGAGTTCGAGCTGGAGGCGCAGGAACAGATCAGCGTGGCCGAGATCGTCAGCGACGTTTCGGCCCGGGCCGGTGTTCCCGGCATCTATGCCAGCCCCGTTTCGGATCGGACGGTCAACGGCTATGTCGTCGGCCGCCCTGCAACAGCCTGGGGCGCGCTGCAACCGCTGGCCCTGGCGTTCAACTTCGACATCGCGGACAAGGGCGGCGCGCTTACGGTCGTGCGGCGCGGTCGCGCGCCCATTGCCACGTTCGATCCGGGCGATCTGGCCGCCATCGGGATTTCCGGCGACGGCGGCACCAGCAGGGGCCGCGCCGTTTCGGTGCCGCGCGAACATGACCGCGCGCTGCCCCGTCGGTCGGCGATCACCTATCGCGACATCGATCGGGACTATCAATCCAGCACCGAAGCGGCCGAACGGCAGTTCGGCGGCAGCGACACCAGGCTGAATGCCGAGATCGCGCTGAACCTGACCGCGACAGAGGCGCGGCGCATCGCCGACCGTCTGCTGCACGAGGCCTGGGCGGGCCGGGAAACCGTAGATCTGGCGCTGACCGATCAGTGGATCGACCTGAACGCATCCGATGCGGTTGCCGTGCCGCTGGGGTCGGCGGGCCTGGCCTACATGCGCATCGAGCGCATCAACCGAAACCGTGCCGGCATCTGCGAAGTGTCGCTGCGATCGGACGACCCGGAAGTCTACCGATCCGTCGCGGTGCGTCAGGCGCCGCCTGTGCCGTCCAACGAGCTTGACCTTGTCGGCAACACGAAGCTGGTCCTGATCGACGCGGCGATCCTGCTGGATACCAACGACGATGACGGGTTCTACTGGGCGGCGACGGGTCAGAACCAGGGCTGGCGCGGGGCCGACATCCAGCGCAGCATCGACGGCGGCGTCAGCTATGACGGCTTTGCAGCGGCAACGGGCGAGGGCGATATCGGCACCGTGACCGGAACGGTTCCTGCCGGACCGGTACTGGTCTGGGATCGTGCCACGGTCATCACCGTCACGCTGCTGCCCGGCGGCGAACTGGAATCGGCCACCGAACAGCAGGTTTACGCCGGGGCGAATGTGGCCTGGATCGGCCCGGCGAACGGTCAGGGCGGCGAGTATATCCAGTTCGCCACCGCCACCCTTGTCGGGCCGCAGACATGGCAGCTTTCCAACCTGCTGCGCGGTCGGCGCGGAACCGAACATGCCGTCGGCACGCATGGCCCGGGCGAAACCTTCGTGCTGATGCTGTCCAGTTCGGTCGGGCGCGGCAACTACGGCGCGGCGGATTGGAACAGGGAAAGGGTGTTCCGGCCGGTGTCGGTGTATCAGGAGTTCGACGATGCCGCAGATCAGGCCTTCACCAACACCGGCGAAGGGCGGCGGCCGCTGTCGCCCGTGCATCCCCTGATCGTGCGCAACGCCAGCAATGACGTGACGCTGTCCTGGACGCGGCGCACGAGGCTGGAGGTGCCGGGCCTGGGCAACGGCTTTGTTCCCCTGGGCGAGGAAAGCGAGCGGTACGAGGTGGACATTCTGGTCGGCGCGAACGTGGTGCGCACCATCGCCGCGACCGCACCGCAGATCACCTACAGCGCCGCCGAGCAGACCGCCGACGGGATCACGCCGGGCAATGCTGTATCGGGCAGGGTGTATCAGATCAGCGCCGTGCGCGGGCGCGGCAGAGCATTGGAGTTCAACGGATGACGACATCGCCCGACTTCGGGGTGCCGCTGGTGGCGCCGCAACAGAACCAGCCCGAGATCACCCATAACGAGGCGATCCTGCTGATGCAGGGCGCCTGGGGCGGCGTGGTCAATTCCGGGCTGAACACGCCGCCTGCATCGCCGGTAGACGGCGACGCCCATATCGTCGGGGCGGCACCGACCGGTGCCTGGGCTGGTCGCGCCAACCGCATCGCGGTCAGGATCGGCGGGGCATGGCGGTTCATTCCCGGCAATGCGCCCAATGGATCCCCTATCGCCATGGGCGCGCGGCAAGCCGGTCTGACGGTTTACGACCGCGCGGCGGGCCTGTTCCGCACCTGGACAGGATCGGCGTGGCAGGTGCTGCTGACGCGGCCCGTTGCAGTGCGCCAGGAAACGGCCAGCTATACGCTGGTGGCTGGCGATTTCATCGGCGGAGTGGTCATCCGAATGAACGTCGCCGCGGCGAACACGGTCACGGTCAACGCCGGACTGGCCGCGACGCAGCCGGTGGAGATCGTGCAGTCCGGGGCCGGGCAGACCGAAATCGTCGCGGGCGGCGGCGTGACGATCCTGAGCGAATCCGGCTGGCGGAAACTGCGTGCCCAGCACACCCGCGCCCGGCTGCTGCCGCTGGGGTCCGACACCTACCTTCTGACCGGCGATCTGGTGGCATAGGAGAGTTCCAGCATGTTCTCGCAAGCACTTGATGTTCCGCGCCACACCGACCTGCGGCTGGAGATCGCAGTCCAGAACCACAGGGCACCGATCGACATGACCGGCTGGACCGTTTCCATCCCGGAAGCCGATCCCTGGACTGCCGCCAATGCCCAGGTGAACTGGCTGGACCAGGCGCAAGGCCTGGCAGTGCTGACTGCAACCTGGACGCCCACTACGCCTGACACGCTGACTTTCCGGGTCAAGTTCACGCACACCGCGTCGCAATTCAACGACGCGATTTTCGAGATGATCGTGAGGTATAGCTGATGGCGCGGGTCACTGTCGTAAACCGTATCCAGTCGGTCGAGCTGCGGCAGACCGTCTACCGCGTCGTCGTGGCGCTGACTGGGCCGGGATCGACCGCTGGCGGCGGCGGCGGCGGATCGGTGGCCTGGGGCGATGTCACCGGCAAGCCCGCCACCTTCCCGCCTGCGCCGCACGGCCATTCGGCAGGCGACATCGCCGGGCTTTCCCCGGTGGCGACAAGCGGTCAGTATTCTGACTTGAACGGCCTGCCGTCGCTGTTCGACGGGACATGGGCCAGCCTCACCGGCAAGCCTGCCACGTTCCCGCCCGCGCCGCACGGCCATCCTGCGGCCCAGATCACCGGACTTTCAGCGGTGGCAATCAGCGGGGACTACAGCGATCTTTCCGGCCTGCCGTCGCTGTTCGATGGGACATGGGCCAGCCTGACCGGCAAGCCTGCCACCTTCCCCCCTTCCGCGCATAGCCATCCGGCATCCGAGATCAGCGACAGCACCGCTGCGGGGCGCGCGCTTCTGACCGCGACAGATGCAGCGGCGCAGAGGTCGGCGCTGGCGGTCGAGAGCTCCGCGCAGTTGAATGCCCGGGACGCGGCGAACCGTGACCGCGCCAATCATACGGGCACGCAGCCTGCCGCAACGATAACCGGGCTTGCGGTAGTGGCCACCAGCGGTTCGGCCAGCGATCTGACCACTGGCACGCTGCCAGCGGCGCGGTTTGACGATGCGGCGCACGGGTCGCGCGCCGGGGGTTCCTTGCACACTGCGGCAACGGGATCGGCGGCGGGCTTCATGTCGGCGGCGGACAAGACCAAGCTGGACGGAGTCGCTGCGGGGGCGAACAACTATGTCCACCCCGACCATACCGGCGATGTCACCAGCACCGGCGACGGCACCACGTCGCTGGACAAGACCGCGATAACCGGGAAGGCGACTGTCACGCCGGACGGTGCGGATTATGTGCTGATCAGCGATACGTCGGACGGGGGCAATCTCAAGAAGGCGCTTGTGTCGGGGCTTGGCGGCGGCGGCGGGTCCCCCGGCGGGGCCTCGGGCGAGGTGCAATTCAACAACGCGGGCAGCTTCGGCGGCGCGGCGGATGTCGAGATCGAAGGCGGGCAGCTTCGCCTTCCGGCGATTGCGACCCCGGCGCCCCCTGCGGCTGACGGGATGAAGCTCTTCGGTCGCAAGATCGCCGGTCGGGTGATGCCCGCCTTCATGGGGCCGAGCGGTCTGGACAGTTTGTTGCAGCCGTCTTTCGCGCGCAACAAGATGGGGCTGTTCCTTCCGGCCGGGAACGGCGGGGCGGACGCGCAGGTCGGGATCGCGGTCAGCGCGACGGGCACGGCAACGACGGAAAGCGTGGCCACGACAAACCTGCACAACTACATGCGGCGGCGGTCGTGGCGGGTGACGACGGCCTCGACCACCGCCGTTGCTGGCCTGCGGGGTGGCGCCCTGCAATGGACCCTGGGCGGTCCATCCGCAGGCTTGGGCGGGTTCCATCTGGTCTGGCGGTGGGGACCGGCGACCGGCGTGGCAACCGCGACGCACCGGGCCTTTGTGGGCATGCGCAACACGACCGCCGCGCCGACGGATGTGAACCCGTCTACCCTGACCAATATCTGCGGGATGGGTTACGATGATGCGGATACCAACATCCAGTTCATGCATAACGACGGGTCCGGCACGGCCACGAAGGTCGACCTCGGGGCAGGTTTTCCGAAACCGAATGTAGACCTCACATCGGTCTACGAGATCGCGCTTTTTGCACCGCCGGGGACGACGCAGAC